AAAACATTCAACAAAAACTTACGAGCAAAAATTGGTTTCGTATTGTGGCCCACAGCAGACAAACATCTCCCAGACGTGCAGCGCGGAATAGTAAAACTTGTGGATGACGTTATGGAAAAAGTCGATAGGGAGACGCGCTAATGGCTATCAACATTCCGATCATTACGGACTTCAACTCTAAAGGCATTGACATTGCCACCTCGAGCATCGCAGGGTTCGGCGGTTCAGCAACTAAACAATTCAAAAAGGTCGCCAAGTTTGCAGCGATAGGTGCAGGCGCTATCGCTGGCGCTCTGGGTGCTTCTGTCAAAGCAGCTGCAGAAGATGCTCAAGGGCAAGCAGTCCTAGCCAAAACTCTGAAGAACTCTTCAAATTCAACCGACGATCAGATCTCCTCTATTGAAGATCTCATTTCTTCAATGACGCTGGCTACTGGGGTCGCCGACGACGACCTTAGAAGCGGACTCGGCACACTCGTCAGAGCAACAGGAAACTCGACTAAAGCCTTTGACCTGCTGAAAAGCGCCATGGATATTAGTGCAGCGACAGGCAAACCGCTCGAGGCAACTACTTCCGCATTAGCAAAAGGTTTTCTAGGGCAGATGGGCGCGCTCAAGAAGCTCGGCGTCCCACTCGATGAGAGCATCATCAAATCAAAAGACTTCGCTGCAGCAATGGACGCTGTAAACGGCACGTTCGGAGGAAGCCAGGAAGCACTCTCCAATAGCGCGGTCGGACGTTTTGACAGGATGAAAAACGCTTTTGGCGAAGCATCCGAAACACTCGGAACTGCTCTACTCCCAGCGTTCGAAAAGATCGTCGGCTTTGCCACGGACATTCTGATACCGGCATTTGAGAAAGTTTCTAAAGTTTTTGACAAGGACGGCCTCGGCGGAGTGCTCAAACTTCTCGGAGACAAACTCAAGGAAGGCATCCCGATCGCTCTTGAAGCACTCAAGAACCTTTTGATCAAAATGGGCAACTGGATCGTCAACGACGGCCTACCACTACTCGGCGAAAAACTTTCACTCCTCAAAGACAAGCTCACAGCCTGGATCAAAGAGTCAGGGCCAGAAGCACTCACCGCCCTCGGCGCTTTCATCGGCGACATGATCAAGTGGATCGTCAACGACGGCATACCGCTACTGATCAAAGCCACAGCAAAGCTCTCAGTCGCGCTCCTCAAATGGCTAGTCGATATCGGCCCCGATCTAATCAAAGGGCTCGCAGGGTTTGCAGCTGAACTCGCCAAGTCTCTCGTCGAGGCAGTTATCGGCGCTCTCTCGGATCTCGGGAAGTTCGGTCTAGAGATCGGCAAAGCCTTTGCGAACGGCATCCTCTCAGTTATTAATACCCAGATCATCGACCGTATTAACAAGCTGCTCGAGTTCACTATTGACCCTCCAGGCCCAGGGCCGACATTCAAGATCAACGCCCCAGACATTCCTCGGATCCCAATGCTTGCTGAGGGTGGCATTGTGACAGGCCCGACGCTAGCGATGATCGGCGAGGCAGGCCCAGAAGCCGTCATCCCTCTCTCTGGGCGCAATATGCCTAACATGGGCAACACATTCAACGTCTATGTGCAAGGGGGAGACCCCAATGCAATCGTCGATGCTCTCCGTCGTTACAACAGAAGCAACGGCCCTCTACCGGTAAGAGTTGCCTAGTGGCTGTTCCTTTCGTCTGGAAGATGGACTTCAAGCAGGGCGCGACCTGGACGACCTTGCCAAGCCTTCAGAACGTCAGCATCTTTCGCGGACGCCGACTCCAAATTGACGACTATTCAATCGACACGATGACAGTCGAGTCGGAGTTTCCTTCCTCGTGGAGCGTGACCCCAAAACTCGGAGATCAGGTCGTCGGCTACATTTACAAGCCAGGCGTCGTCGTCGGCCGTGATCAGTTTGCAGCCTTTTGGGGGCGGATCCGAGACGTAAAAATTAATTACGGGTACACGACAAACATGGATCGTGTGACGATCGAGTGTGAAGGTATTCAGGCGGACTGGGGGCGCGCACAGCTCACAAACTACGCGCTCGCCTCTGCTCTCACAGATAGCCAAGTCAACACGGTCGGCTCTGTGATCGGGGCTTCTCCTGCTGCTTTCAACGGGCGCTCCACAGGCTCCGCCCAGACGTACACAGGAAACGCTCTCGAGTTGTTGAACACGATCACAAGGACAGAAGAGGCGCGTTTCTACGCTGGGAGTTTGACTTATCAGTCCACCCCCAATCTTTACTGGTTCGGACGAAACACAGCACCTCCGACGACGTACTACTGGAACGACGGCACAGGGACGCCGTACGCCTATCAGATGAAGTATGAGCAGATCGAGTTTCGTTCCTCTGCAGACAACTATTACAACTCGATCACGGTTACCCCGAACGCGTTAGCAGCTCAGACCGCAACGCTGGGGGTGACTCCGTTGTATGGCTGGCAAGTGGACACCATTGACAACACCACAGGCCAAGCGTCGGATCACGCGCAATGGCTACTAAACAACTACCAGAGCAAAGACTCAACGCTTGCCTCGATCACGTTCACGGACGTCCAGCAAGGCCCAGCGAACTATCCACCGCCTAACGACTTCAATGTTGACGTCATCCAGGCGATCACGTCGGCGGTAAACCAGCGAGGCATTGTCTATTTCCGAGGCAACACTTACAACGTGATCCTCGAAGGCATTTCCGTAAATGCCACACCCGACCAGACTCGCGTCACTATATTTTTCTCAGGGCGCGACACTAACGCCTATCTAATTCTTGACAATACACAGGGCTTCGGCACATTAGACAACAACAGACTGGGCTTCTAACTATGGCAACTCCTACCAATCTTCCAGCAGCAGCGACCGTCGGACAGGTTTACACCGCGGCAAACGTCAACGACCTTCGAGGCGCTTTTCGAGTCTTGCAGGTAAAGAGCATGAGTTTGACTACTCAGCTTCAAGCCACCGCGGCCTATGCAGACACAGGATTAACTCTCGCAATTACTCCGCAAAGCAGCACAAGTCAAATCATGGTTTTTGTGAATATGGCTTTATATATGAACAACACCGGAGCTAACGCGAACGTCCTGGTATTGCGCGGAGCTTCAACTATCTGGAGCGCTCCGAACCTTTTCACGGCGAACAGCGGAGCAGCAGGAGCCATCCAGAGCATCAACTATCTTGACTCTCCAGCGACAACATCAGCCACGACTTACAAAGTGCAATTTAAGAACGACGGCTCAAACTTGCTTTTCTTAAACATCAACGGAAACAACCGATCGAGTCTGACACTTATGGAAATCAGCGCATGATCTGGCGGATTAGTTTCGTGGCGCTGCTACTCGGAAGCATTCTTGTCGCTTGTGGCGACCGCACACGGCTCAACTGTGAACCTCGAATAAAAAACAAAGCCCCCAGCGCGGTCGTTACCGAAACCACAGAAATTACAGCTGCACCGCAATACGGCAGCGGAGGCAAGTGCTAATGAAAGCCCCTAAACGCTTCACAAACGAAGAGATCAAAGCGCGGATCGTCATGATCGTCGCCATCGGCTTGACAGCATCTTTCGTCGGCTCCGTGTTTACGATCCTTTACGGACTGCTGTTTGTTACCCAGCCTCAACAGATGGCAGAGCTTGACTCGGCCCAGATAAATATCCTCAGCAGTATGTTGCTCACACTCTCGGGAGGGCTCATCGGTCTCCTCGCAGGCAACGGCCTGAAAGACAAGCCAAAGGACAAAGATGACAACTCCCAAAGCAACCCCCAAAACTAACGCCATGCCCTACACGGGCAACAAAGACGCCGACCCCAAAGGCAAAGCCACCCCAGGGGCGATCAAGTTGCTTGACATTCTCAGCAGCAAATGGGGCTTCAAAAACCTTGGGATCTACGCCTACCGCCAGATGCGCGGATCAACTTTCATTTCAGTACACGGCACAGGACGCGCCTTTGACGCTGGCTATAAACAATCCCAACAGGAACTAGTCACCCAAATCTGTGACTGGCTCGCCGACAACCACGTCGCCCTCGGCATCGAAGAGATACACCAGTACGTCTGGGGGACACACGGACGCGGTTTCCGCTGCAACCGTGACGGCAAACCAGGCTGGAAAGAATGGGACGCCGAGAACAATGGTGGCCCTGGCGGTTATTGGATCCACGTTGAGGTTTCGCCGACGTTCGCCCAAAACCCTCGACTCATTGTCCAGGCTTGGAAAAACACGATCCACACTTTCGTCACACCGATCGTGTAACTTCTCTAGCGTCACCTTCTATCCCTACTACGGAGGCAATAATGGCAGGCAAAATCACCCGACCCGACGACTGGGACGAAGGCACTCTCTTCCA